TTTCATTGCTTGGAAAAGGAATTGACACCCCAAAGTTTTCAGCCATGTGTCGATCTAATACCTTGTGAACCTCGCTCACTTCTTTTGTGTCAAGTTTTGCGGTTGATTCTTTGTCAAACATAGCTTGTTGGATAGGTTTCCATAACGCCGCTTTAACGCTGTCTTGTGTCCAAGGCACTTGTGCTGTCTTAACTTCAAATACTTTCTTCATGTCATAGCCTGAGTCATTAAGCTGCTCGGCTAATAGTTCACAGTATTTGTGCATTGCTGCGTTTTGGGTAAGGGTTCTTTTCACGCTGGGCGAGTCTCGCCATCATCATCAAATGTTTCTGTAATATTTTGGTGCGCTTCACACATACCGAACCTGTCGTCATATTCTGGTCGAGAGCGATAATATTCAGCTAAGAACATGGCATTACATAACATATGGTCAACATGGGGTAATTGTGATTCTGGATCGTTATTCTCCCCAGAGAGAAAAGCAGATAAATGTCTAAGTAAAGAGTCTGCTACCATCTTGTATGGCATTCCTCTGCGCCAGTTATTACGCTCATACTTTTTAGCTCCGAACATAAAGACCTGACATACGCCATTGCAAGCATTGGGCGCATCTAATAAGTAAGTTAGTTCGGTTTTACCATCATTCGACCGCATGGCTTGCTTCATTGCTGACACCTCGCGTGTTTATATAATTCTGGTCTATCTGAGAAAAGCCCGTGAGCCGATGCAAATTCAACTAAAGCGTCTATCCTTTCTTGCTTTGTCCTTGCTGCGTGTATCTTCTCTCTGGCTATCTGATAAACCTTAATTGGGTTAAGGGGTTCTTTTATGTCACATACGGTAGCTTGGCTCATAACTTTCTCCCAGAAAATGCGTTAAGTAAAAGTTGTTGCCCCTCGTTTAATGATTTGAAAGTTTTTATAAATAGCCTCTCTTGTTGTTTAAGGCGGTCTATATCATCTTTCAAGGGTTGTATTGCTGCTGAGATAAGGCCGTTAATGTGCTTATCCTCTTTGGATATTTCGATCATGCTGCCTGCTCCTTAATCGACCTATTAACGATTGGTATATTGTTTAGGTAATACTTCTCAATTGATTGGCTCATACCGTCTGATATTCCTAAGTCTGTATAAACTGCGATTAAATCTGCTTGCTTGCCCCATGCTTGCCCACACTCTATGCCTAGCTTTCTTTCTTCTGGGTTTAGATCGTCTAGGAATTGTGTGTAAAGAGCATGGCTAGCATAAGGGGCTTCATCTCTTGCGAAACAATCAGCGAAACATAGAGCAAGGTATTCTTTGTTTTTCTCTATGTCGCCAGCAAAGGGAGATTCGATTATGACGCGGGGTTTCATTTACTAGCCCACATATACACCAGCCCAGCAAAAGCCATAATAACCAGCAACAATGCAAAGCCTCCCCAGAATGGAGCGGTAACCCACCACCAAGACCATGTTGCAACAGGCGCAACACCTATGAGTTTAAGAGCCACGAACAGCACCCCTAATAAGCCTAAAATTCCAATGCCACCACTTGAACTTGATTCGCTCATTTCTTCTTCTCCTTAACAGTAAATTTAGCTTTCGCTGGTTTTCCAAATACCCGCACAACATCATCAAAGAATTGCGCGTGTTCTGGGTAGAGTTTTCTTCTCTCGTCTTTGTTCATCGAACATAGCTTTTTGTGAATTTGGGTAATTGTCTTTGGAACTGTAGCGACTTATCTAAAAAGTGAAGCCCTATCGTGCCTTCGTATTCGCTGTTACGTTGCTTCTCTACTTTAAGTTTTACGTCCCATCTTGCAGGGTCATTCAAAATAATATGATCTTCTGGTGTCAGAAAAGCCTCTGGTTTTTGCTTAATATTTTTCTTCTCAACGTCTGTCCACACAATGAAAATACTTGATGCCTGATTACTAATATCGCTGCCGCCTGATATATCGTAACGATCTGGAACATAGCGTTTATCATTTGGCGGTTTTCTCATGTGCGCGATTAGGTGAATATCCATCCCTGTGTCTTTAGCAATAGAATCTAACGAGTTCATAAACTCTTTCTGTTTGCCGTAGTCGTCTGGACTCATGCCGCATTTCATTAAGCTGTCAATCACTAAGAAATCTAGGCCAAGTTCTGTGCCGCAATACCCCGCCATTTTTAATATTCGTTCAGTGGGTACGTTGTTTTGCTGGTCGTAAAGGTAAAGTTTGTTTTGTATTGTTGGGAAAAATTGGTCTAATGATTTTTCTGATAACTCTTGATAGCCTACCGCTTGTGCTGCTATTCGCTTTAGGGTTATTACTGGCTTCATTTCAAGGCTTGCTATACAACCTGATAGCCCTTGCTGAATAAAGCTGTACGCGCAAAATCCAGTAAGCATACTTTTCTTATGCCCGTTGTACCCCGTCCACAAGTGAACACCTGCCTCATTAAACCTCACTTTGTCGTGAGTATCAGACCAAGGTAATGTTGCGCCAGCAGCATTTTCTGGTGAGTTCAGGTGGCTAAGTAATTCTTCTCTGTAATTTGATGCCTCTTTGATGTTTACTGAATCGTCAGGTAATACAAACGAGTCGATTTTATTTTGATCTATCAACATATCATCTGCTATTTGGGCTAAGTGATTTTGATAGCTCATGCTTGTATGGCAAAAGTGTCGCCATCCTCCAGAACGCCATATTTTCTAATCAGGTTTATTGCCTCAGACACATAAATATCTGGGTCACAAGCTCCGTCAATCAGCCCTTCTCTTTTCTGCATATCGGCAAACTCAACTAATCCCGCTAGAAGGCTTAATGCCTTGTCTAAGTCTTTGTGTGTTTCATTCATGCTTGCACCCTCGTTATTGCTGCCTCAAATTGATTGATTTCTAGCGGGTCTAGTTTCTGACCGCGATCATGTTTAGCCTTGAAGTTCTTTATCGTGTTTAAATCTGCTTGGCGCGTACCTGTTCTTGAAATGCCTTTATCGTTAGGGAATAAATCACTGGCGTTAAGTCCTAAAGCATGTGCTACGTCTATTCCTGATGCGCCACAACCAAAGCAATTCATAATGACTTTTCCATCTGGTAGCTCTTTAATGCCGAGTGATGGTGTTTTCTCGTTATGGCAAGGGCATAAGGCTTTGTACTGGTTATTACCTACACGCTTGCAGTCAAGTAATGACGTTATAGTGTCGATTGGGTTACATGACATAATCGTTACTCACTGGCGTTTTATTATTCTTCTCCCACGTTCTTACACATGCTTGCCAGTTCTTAATCTTTGTTTTTCCACGATGCCAGTTTGTTGTCTCGTAGTGATTGATAAACTCGTTAGGGTCTACTGTGTTATTTCTTTCTTTACAGTATTGAGTTACCTGCTCAAGTGTGGGAGGCGTGAAACGCCCCTTATTACTATTGTTATTATTATTGTTATTAGTATTAAACTGCTTTACCCCCTTTGACGATTCATTTAACCCCCTTTGCTTGTCAGTTTTACCCCCTTTGGGGTTACAACTTAAATCATTTAACCCCCTTAACACTTCTTGTGGAACATTTACCCAATACTCGTTGTGGGCTTGTGATCCGCCATTTGTAAATACTTTAGCGGCTGCTTTTTTCTTGATAATCCATTGAGTTAAGTCAAGATGATTAAGCCACTTGATAACGGTAGGCTCTGATAAACCTGTTTCGTTTGATATTCTCATTACAGAAGGCCACGCAACCTGCTGTTCTGCGTTCATCCATGTAGATAAATACAAAGCCAAGTATTTAGCGTTAGCTGGTAAGTCCGATTTCTTGATAAGCTGAACCCAGTTAAAGCAAGTTAGATCGTTCATTAAAATTCCCCATTATTTTTATTAAAATCACCACATGGCCTTGAGAGGTTAGAGGGGTACAGTACGAGCCTCCCAAGACCTAACGATTGTGGCTAACCGTTTAACAACCCCGTACTGCGTGTTTCTGGTTTGTATAATCTCCTGCCATAATCATCAATTGGCGCGATAACTTGCAGGCGTTTTATTTCTTTCTGCGTTGGTATTTCGTCGCTTTCCCATAAATAAGGAAATCCACAAGAATGATTAACCCATACACCGCAACCTTGCCCGTGTTTTTCTTCAATAGCTTCTATGTGAGCATCGTTTTTAAAGATTTCATTGATAGCGGCTTGAACTTCAACCTCAAAATCTTCGTAGGAAATGTCTTTATTGAATGAGCCTATAAATCGGTCAGGAAAATCCGTATAAATCTTGTCGAAATCCTGTGCAGAGCAACTGGTAATCTTTGTTTTTCCCTTAATAAAGAAGAACCTAGCGCGTTTAGAACGTGAATTTTGCAACTGCTGAAATGCTTGTCTAATCATGCTCCCTCCAGAGTAGGTAATTGCTTACAGGTACTTAGGCAACTACTTACATATTTATTGTTAAATTAGGTCTAAAGTTTCACCTAACATGGACGTTACATTAGTAAGTGTAACTGTAAGCGATACACCTTGTCAATAGTGTAACTAACAACAGGACAATGGAATGAGCGATAATGCTTTAATGAAAGCAAACGAAGAATTTGGGAAGCGGTTTAGACAGGCCGTTAACTATGCGGGATATGAGGATTTATCTATCCGCAAGTTAGCTGAAAAGCTAGGCGTGGCTCATACATCAGTAGATCGCTGGAATCGTGGCGAACAAACTCCAAGCATTGAAAGACAGGTAAAGATTGCCGATCACTGTGGCATAGATGTAGGCTGGCTATTAACGGGTCGAGGTGTAATGACAGACGATCCCGCTATCAAGATATTGGCTCAGATAGTCACCCAGATGGACGATATTCAGAGAAAAGAAGTCTTTAACTATGCCGCATATGTCCTTGAGCGCGGCTCAGATAAAGCTAGTCGGGAAGATGTATCTCAACCACACACTCTCGATCACCTCTAGCGATAGACTTGGTTATATCCACCCTTGCCCCTTTGCAGCATGATTTAGACATTTCCGTAAATACTGTTTGAGTAACTTGGCATAGTTCCGGTTTACCTGTTGGATCTCCAAAAGGACACTTGCACCCCTTTAAAGTGACCTTCTCATTAGTCTGAGACTCTATCCAGAATACACCCCCTATTTTATTTTTAAGCCCTGCTAGGCAGCGGCCTACTGATTTACGTTTAGGTTTATTGTGCCTCAACAGCTTTCCAGCAAAGACCTTTGCACTCTCTGTAATGTCTTGACTACCCGCTACAGATCGTAGTAATTCCCCAAAAAATACCCCTTGCATAACTACCTCCTTTTTATTGTGGATGGAGTATAGCCTATATTTTTTGAAAAGTGTAACCTAATGCGCTTGATTTTTGTGTCGCTTTAAGTTACAGTCTTGATATGGATAAGCGAAACAAAGTCATTCAACGGGAAATAAGCAAGGCGGGATTGCGCGGGAAAATTAACGCTAAGTGCGTCGAATGTCTCTATGACCCAGTAGAAGGATCGGGCGGCTGGAGACAGCAAATTCAAGCCTGTAAATCCATTGATTGTAGCTTGCATAAAGTTAGGCCTAGAGGTCGTGTACGGAAGCCTTCAAAAAGCCATCGGGAAGGTGGTTTTTTCATGTCAATTAGAAGGCTTCTCTGCCTAGACATATCACGAGATGAAAAATGAAAAAGAGTCGCTCACAGGCCGACAGGTTAAGAAGGTCAATTATCGACAAAAAGTACAAAACTTACTACAAAGAGGCGAGGTGTTTTTACTGTGGCGACCCTGCTGAAACTATCGACCATGCTCCCGCGATCTCGCAAGTCTACGCATGGGGTGAGGACAGATATAGGAATAGAGGTATCGGCTTGTGGAGGGTTTCTTGCTGCCACGAATGTAACAACCTTTTAGGAGATCGTTCCGTTTCATCTTTACAGAAAAGGGCTGAGTACGTTTATCGGGAGCTAATGAAAAGATATGAGAAGCACATAAACCAACAGAATTGGTACAAGGAAGATCTAGATGAAATGGGCGGGATATTAAAAGACTACATCGAAAATAGTGAGCTAGTGAATAAATGGATTGATAGAAGACTGTCTTATATGGAAGACATACACCAAATATAAAAATAAGGAGAGGCAAATGGAAGGAATAATTGATTTGGATTATCTGACTTATGCGACTTATCGCAATGATGGGTTATCACCTTTTTATGTTCAATGGACAATCTTGCCTCACTTGGATTGTGCAGAGCTTGAGAAGGAGTATCAACGTGAGCATTGAGGATTTGTTCTGGGAAGATCATAACGAGGTGTGTCAATTAGCCGCGCAGTTTATTTATGAACTAGCGGGAACGGCAAGCGGCAAGCACTTTAGCGACGATATGCGTATCTGTGTAAGTAACTCGCAACTCTACAGCCAAGAGAGTGAAGATCGCGTTAAGGACAATTTGTTTCAAGGGTTAAAAAAAGTATTAAGCGAAGCGGTTGACGAAGTTAATGCAGCAGAGAACCAGAAATCAGCAGATGAACAGCGGCATGATTATATGGAGGCTAATGGTTATGACAGAAAGTAATCGTACAGAGTTGCCTTGGAAATATAATGGCGTTGGCTATACAGATTGTGGTTACAAGTACCATGAAATTACGCATCGAAATGGCGTAGATGAAGTCATTGGTCAGAATGGTGTAGCGCAAGAAGACGCCGAGTTCATAGTGAAGGCTTGTAATAATCATTATAGGTTATTAGAGGTGCTTGAGGTGTTAAAGGTAGCCTACGACAGAGGCTTGTTACACGATATTGAAAACAGGGATGTTCGAGAGGCTGCAAGGCAAGCCATAAAGGACGCATCGTGAAACCTCTAATAGCCTTGACTGTGATCTTACTAGCATGGTCTGTAGAAGCTGATGCTGGTTTTTGGATTGAAATACCTGAAACAAGTGAGGTGGATTGTGATTGATAGAAATGATTATCCGTTAAATGATGAATGGGAAAATTATTATGAATAACGAAAAGACACATTACCGTAAAGCGTTTCACTCCCCTTATCTGAGCAGCGCGGATATTGTTGAGCCTACCGCTTTAACTATTCGCTGCGTGAAGCTAGAAAAGGATAACACCAAGAAAACCAAGGACAGCTTTAATACTGCCTACTTTAAAGAGAAAGAGATCCGCAAGGGAGAGCCATTAAAGCCAATGATACTTAACGCGCATAACTCGAAAATGATTAAGCAATTAACAGGCTCGGCATTTATTGATGATTGGAACGATCTACCTGTTACGGTTTATGTTGATCCAAATGTGAGATTCGGCAGAGAAACAGTAGAAGGTTTGAGGATTAGCCATGAGCCACCAGCAGCGAAGAAACAAATTAAAGAGCATACCGCGCAATGGAATAACGCCGTTAAAGCATTTAAGCGTGACGGTTCATTAGACGCTGTGCGGGCAAGGGTTGATGTTTCAGAAGATCAAGAGGCTTTAATAAAGAAAGAAGCTGATGCGCTGGATTGATATAGAACAAAACACTGATGAGTGGCTAGATTTAAGAACTGCCAAGCTAACAGGTTCAGGTGTTAAAACGGTAATGGCTAATTACGGTAAAGCGTTTGGTGAGCCTGCTAAGAAACTTGCTATTACGCTGGCTAGGGAGCAGATAACTGGCAAGCGAAGCATAGCCGAGCATTACTGTAATGCTCACATGGATAGAGGTCATGAACAAGAGCCAATAGCTAGGGCGTTATACGAAGATCAAACTTTTACAGAAGTGACGAATGGCGGCTTCTTTGATTGTGGAAACTTGGGATGCTCCCCTGACGGGTTGATTCTGGATGATGGGGTTATCGAGATTAAGTCAGTAATAGACCACGTTCACTTCTCGACAATAAAGCGTGGTGGGTTTGACCCTGCCTACAAGTGGCAGATTTACTTCAATCTAATGACCACCGAGAGAGATTGGATTGATTTTGTAAGTTATTGCGCCGACTACCCATCAGACAGCAGGCTTTACGTACATAGAACACATAGAAGCGACTGTGCCGAGCAGTTCAAAATGATTGAAGATAGAACGGGAGATTTTTTTAAGTTAGTAGACGAAGCAAAAATATTAATTAACCAAGACATAGAAAACATTACCGGAGAAACGCATGAGTGATTTAAACCAATGCCAATTTATTGGCCGATTAGGAAAAGACCCTGAGACTCGATACCTGCCTGACGGGAAAGCTGTAACGGGCATCGTTATTGCTTGCGGGGAGAAGTGGAAAGACAAGAACGGTGAGCAGCAAGAAAATACTGAGTGGGTTAATTGTACCGCGTTTGGTCGATTGGCAGAGATTATTTCAGAATATCTCAATAAAGGATCTCAGGTTTATGTGTCGGGGAAAATGAAAACCGACAAGTACACCGATAAGAGCGGAGTAGAAAAATACAGCACAAAGGTAATTATCAATCAAATGCAGATGCTAGGAAGCAGATCAGATAGCCAGCAACAACCTGCACCACAACCGCCAGCACCACGACAAGGCGCAGGCGATCCATTTGATGATGATATTCCCTTCTGACCGACATAAAGTTATAAACAATGAGTGAACAATTAAAGCCGTGTCCTTTTTGTGGCGGCGAGGCTGAATTGGTTAGGTGGTTTGAAGAAACCGAGGCTAGGCATATTCAATGCAAAGAATGTAAATGTATGACAGGTAGCCCGCACTTCATGGCTGAATTTGCTATTAAACAATGGAACACCCGCACAAGCAACGATAAGGAAAAGCAATGAGTGTACTTATTAAGGTTGATACAGGGTTCGTCGGAGGGGTTCACGAAGATGATACTGATATGTCTGTGGAAGAATGGAACGCCCTTAGCGAAAAGGAAAGACAAGACTATCTAATTGAGACTGTGTGGAATTATATAGGTGTTTATGCGGAGGATGAAGATAATCCTGACGCGGAATTAAAGTAACAAATAAAGGTAAGGGATGATTATGTCTAAATGCTTATTAGATGGATGTGGGAAAGAGGCCAAAAGGAAGTTTTGCTGTACTCGCCATAAGTATAGGTATCACAACCTAAAAAATCCGCGTGGCAAGTTTGCTCACTTGAATACTAGAGATATGTCAGATGAAGAATTTTATGATGCGACACTACACCCATTTAGCAGCGAAGCATTAGGGCAATGGGACGACTAACCAAATAGCCTGAGAGGAAGATATGAGAGAGATTAAATTTAGGGCGTGGAGCAAAGAGCATGATTTTATTGGCAAGGTTTATGAAATAGATTTTAGGTATGGGCTTGTTAAATTAGAAACTGAGAAAGAAACAACCCATACATTCGGTATTTCAAATGTTGAGTTAATGCAATACACAGGACTCAAGGATAAGAGCGGAAAGGAAATCTATGAAGGGGATGTTGTTACGACTATTCACACAGACCATGCACCGCATATCGGAGAGGTTTATTTTCAGCCAACTAGATTGAATTGGTCTGTAAAACACGGCAGCTTAACCAATCAAGATATGTTTGTTTACAGTCGCCCCGATTGCTCTATTGAAGTAATCGGCAACATATACGAAACCCCCGAACTACTTAACCCTACAGATAAGGATTAGAGATATGAAGCAATGGCAGGTTGACGCAATTCAAGCGATAGATAAAGCGGTTATCGAGATAAAAAACGAAATCCTTTGTAGCACAACGAACGCCACTGAGTTTAGAGGGGGAATTTCTGGCGGCATTATAGTTAGAAAAGAAGGCCGCCTACAGGGTAAGCCCTGCTTGATAACAGACACCCAAAAAGTTTATTCACGTATTTAGCAACCCTACAGATAAGTGAGGAAGGATAATGGTTATTGATACAAGATGTTTTACTAATATTGATAAATACAGGTTGGAAAATTGGCCTGATAAGATGGCGTGTGCGCCAAGAAAAGGAGACTTTATTGCGGCAGAAAGCGGGGTTAAGTTGATCGTAGTCGATATTACGCATCGAATTAATAAAAAAGGAGAGGCATTGCTAGAAGTTGAACTTACGAGATAACCATATAAAGGTAAGGAGATAAGAGGATGAAAGTCGAAATAATAGAAACACCTGACGACAAAGAGTTATATCTTGATAATACTTTTATTGCGTCTTGGAATAAAAAAGTAAGCGATAAGGTTATCTATGAAGCGGCTGTTACTGAGGCTTTTGCTATAGGCGAAGCACAAAGAGCTAAAGACATAAGCAGACTACTGAAATAAGTAACCATCGAATATAGGAGATAGGCGGGTGGAAGATACCAAACCAAGATGCACGAAATGTAAGTTTTTATTAGCTAGTGATTCTGGCTACTCAAACTATACAGTTGAAGAAACGGACTTAGATTGTCTAAAAGGTTTTAATAAAGACCTTCCTGCTGCCGAAAGTTATAGGTTTGAAACCGAGCAATCGGGCGTAAACACTATTGCTGAAAATTGCCCACACTACACAGAAGGCGAAGGAACGCATATTGATGTAGACAGAGAAGATGGCAACGAAGTTAATTATAACGATGATCCCGAAGTAAAAGAATTACTAAGGCTGTATTTTAATTAACTACAAATGCTAATAAACCATAGGTATTAGATATGACTAACACAATAGACTTTTCAGAAGATGTAGAAATATTTAGATTCAGTGGGTGTCTTTATGTATTGCATGACGATTATAAAAACCTACTAACTGAGCTTAAAGAAACGCAAAGTAAGCTAAAACGGGCTGAGAAATGCATCGAAGATTACGATAATTGCATAGAATGGGCGTTAGGATATGACTGCATATTAGAACCTACTTTTGACCCACCAGCAGATAACAGGCCGCGTTATTGGTGGAGAAAAGACTTGGCTGCTTTCAGAGAAAAAGCCATTGCAGCCCATAAAGAGGATAAGTAGATGAGTGACGGACAAGCAGATTGGGCAGATTCAATGGATGTTGTTATGTTGCAGGAAAAAATTAAAACTCTACGTAAGAAACTAGCAGAAAAAGACAAAGAGCTTAAAGAAACGCAAAGTAAGCTAGAACGGGCTGAGGAAAGAGATAAGACCTTTAGGGTAATGCTTAAACCGCATTATTCAGACTGGCGCATTAATGAAGAACTGGAGACTATAAAGAGGATAGGTAATGAGTAAAATAGATTTAAACTACCTGACCATCCCAGATTGCCTGCGAAATAAAGATAATTTAATTTGTGAGTTAAGAGAGCAACTAGCAGAAAAAGACGCAGAGATTGAACGGTTGCGTGGTGCAGGACTAGACTTAATTCAAAAGGTCAACTTTATGGGATTAAGTGTCACACTCGATGATGATGTTATTGACGCCATTGAAGATTTTGAGCAGGCACTACAAGGTAAATCGGAATAATGATTGATCACGTTACCATTGGAAAGTTTAGCGAGATCTCAGGCTTTAGTGAGGGCGCTATACGCACTAAGATGGATAAAGGTGTATGGTTAGAAGGTATGGTATGGGAGTATGCAGGCGACACCCGTACAAGACTAATATCAATAGAGGGATATGAATCATGGGTAACGGAGTCAGGAAAGCATCACAGACGAGCATAGAGATACGCTTTTCTTATAAGGGCGTAATGTGTCAGGAACGCATTAAGATTAAACCTGACAAGAAAGGGATTAAGTTTGCTGAGAATAAGAAGGCAACTATTGATTACGAGATAGGGCTAGGTACTTTCTCGTATAAAGACCATTTTCCTAACTCAAAGAAGGCATTAACCTTTTCTACGTTAAAGGGTGATGTTATTACAGTTGGCGAGTACCTAGAGTCTTGGCTTGAGGATTCAAAGGAATACCTAAAATCATCCACTTATGAAAGTTATGAGGGAATTATTAATTTTCACCTATCCCCTACCTTCGGTAATTTGGCATTAACCGAGTTATCTAGGAAGCATGTTAAGGATTGGATTCGTACTCATTCAGATCTCTCAAGCAAGAGAATAAGCAATGTTATCTCCCCTCTTAGGATTATGCTGGATGAAGCGTTAGACGAGGACTTAATAGAGCATAACGTATTGGCTGGCTGGAAGATCAAGCGTAAGCGTACCAAGGGCGTTAGGAAAGACCCCATTGACCCATTCTCTTATGACGAGACAAATCAGATACTAGCCGCCTTTACAGGCTCTAACCTGAATGTGATTGAGTTCTGGTTTAATACAGGACTAAGACCATCTGAATTGGTAGCGTTAGATTGGGGTGATATTGATTGGGTAAACAGGACGGTAAGGATTGATAAAGCCCTAACTGCTGCTGCTGATAAGTCTAAGGAGGATATTAAGATTGAGATACCTAAGACTGAGGCGGGTAATCGTGATGTTAAGTTAAACGACAGGGCTTTAGAGGCTTTAGAGCGACAAAAGCAATATTCACATTTTAAGAATGAAGAAATCTTTACCAATAGCAAAGGTGAGAGGTGGGCTGGTGGATTCCCTATCAGAGACACTATATGGAAGAACGCGCTAAGGAAGGCTAAGGTTCGGTATCGCTACCCTTATCAAGTTAGACATACTCGCATATCTACCCTGTTAATGGCTGGTGAGAACCCTATGTGGGTGTCTACTCAGGCGGGTCATAGGTCATGGACATTTACTGCTACGACCTATTCAAGATTCATACCGAATAATGCTAACGACTCAGGCAGTCTGGAGCAAGCTGAGTACGAAAAAAGTACCCGCAAATGTACCCAAAACTAGCCGTTATGAGCCGTTTATACCCGTATTTAGCGGGTATGTAAAAAGATAACCTATTGATTACCTTCATAAATTTGGCGTCCCGTAGGGGAGTCGAACCCCGATGAAGGGCTTTATTTATAGGGGGAGAGTGAAAATGTACCCGAAATGTACCGGAAAGGAGAATGTATGGGTGATATAAAGAAAGTGTTTTGCGAAGGCGTTGGCGATAATGATGGGTTCTTTGAGATTGAAGTAGAGAGTGACCAAGAGACACTTAATGATATGGGCGCTATTGCTGGGATGGTGAAACATGCCACCGAGGAAGGTTTGTTAATAGAGGTTATATGGTCATTTGGACAAGCTCAGAGGGCTAATCAACCAATCCCTGAGTCTGCTTCTTATGCTTTGAGTGAGTGGGATATTTAAGCAAATAACTTAGGCTTATACTTCTTTAGGGGTACGCCTTCATATCTGCGACACAAATAGTCTAAGCTAATTTCCATTAGATTATAGTCACCACCTTTGACTTCATGCTTGAATATGATGCCTCTCCAGTGGTTGTTCCCCTGATAACCCTTATAGCCTTCGTCATGTAGGTAACACGCCCCTGCGACTAATGCCCTGCGAGTATCGCCGTTACCAAGATCAATTTGAGCAATATCCTTAGTTTGCTGATGCCCCATAGTGAAGGAAAAGCCAATATTCTTTAATCGAGTATGTGCTTGACCACCGTAGGGCTTGCCTGTCATTGGGTTGTAGAAGTAGTGAGCGTAATGAACCCCATCTATGCAGACGGGTTTAAGGAAGTCGTGAACCTCCCATTTGTCTTTCTTTAGCTCAAAGTCATTATAGGAGAGCTTGCCTGCTAACTCTGGAGAGGCGTTTACATGGCGCATGATTCGTTCTTCATGGTTTCCAATAAGGAATACTTTTCTGGGCTTGTATTTCTTCTTTCTTTTAATCGGGGCTAATAATATCCCCATAGCTCTAATACCAGCGTCTATATCATCCTGATACCTTGCGCCTTCTGCTTTGAGTGTTTTCTTGTCGTAATGGGACAAAGAGTGCATATCCCACCAATCACCCGCATTAATAATAACGTCAGGTTGTTTCTCTGCTATGTATCTACCGATCCACTTTAAGTGGTCAATGGGGCAATCTGGTTTAACTTGAGTATCAGGAATAAAACAGTGGGTAGTCATGTAGTTTTCCAGTAGCGGTGTCAATTACACCGAGGTCTTAACTTGTAGAACAAGATAATGAGGGTGAAACAAATATTAAGAACGTAATCAACGATAAGAGGTAAGCTGCCAGTTGGTATGACGTATATCAACATCAAGATACAGCCTAGTGACCATGTGAGCACGAAAGACAAACTAATACCTTCTGAGTGACCACATATATATGACTTGTATGCTTGAGGTAAGCCACATATAGATAGCAGAAACGCCGCGCTCCACCCTACTATTTCAAGCATAGAGTCTTAACTGGCATACCTGTATTTATGTCTATCTTACAGGCTATCTTTACTGCTTCTGTTGGCGTCTTGCCTGAGTGCATAGCCCCTAATGCTGCGTCTGCACCTGAACCGATTGCGTAGAATTTATTGGTGAATTTCATTGGAAACTCTGCTTCATCCCATAATTCGATAGTTCCATTCTTTTTCAAGATTAAAATAGAAGTATCTGCAAGGTTTGGGGGTGAGTCAGAACGATGTTTGTACCACTCGATGAAAGCGAGTCCTGCGCCTAATCCACCAGCAACACCTATAATGTCGCCTTTAACCTTGTATATCTTTTTGCACTCACCTGCCGTACCACCATCATCAACAAGTGAATCGCCTGCCATCATCTTAGAATCACAGGCAATCGTTGTCATAAAACCATCCAAACACAGAATGAGATCAAGCAAATCCAACCCAATAAGATTAAGCGGATAGGCTTAGAGTCTCTTTCAATTAACTCGTTAAACTCTTTCTCTAGTATCTTGTCGGCTTGTTTATGCACAACGAAGATTCACTAGGTCGTTAAGGTTTATGTTGTAGCCTTTGCTTTCACCTTCTTTTATCGCCTCTACTTCTGTATAAACAACATAGGCTTCTTCATCTGTCATGTTGTTTACGTCTATCAGGTGTTCACGTATCTGAACAACACCCGTAAACTGGTCACATGCAAAGAATTTCTGCATATCAGCACATACCATGCTTGGCATGAATAACAATAAAGCTAAAATGTATTTCATCTTAAATCTCCGTCAAATAACCAATCATGCCGTGATCGTCAAATACACCATCTGCACCCTTTAAAGGTGTTTCATTGCGATCATGTTCATAGGGGAAAAGGAAAGGGATATAAACGGGAACTTCTGTTACCGAATCACCATCACGTGCGTATCTCTGGCCTTCGCATTGTGAGGACAATTTACATAATCCAGCCATACCCGCTCTAGGTGCACCAAAGGTCGTTAATTCGGGCAGGAAGCCTCTTTTAACAAGGTAAGCAGCGTATATCTGTGCCATTGCACCGCCGAGGGAATGACCCGTTAAAACGACTCTCTTGCCATGCTTTATATGACCTTTAAGGGGTCTAGTGAGGTGTCTGAGAGACTTTAAGAATCCGGCGTGACACCAAACGCCTATTTCTCTTGAGTACCAAGGCGTAGCTCTTAGATCGGTAATTACATCGTCTGCGTCCTCTGTACCTCTGAACGCAATTACCACGTAATCATCATCTTCTACAACTAATACTTGAGCGCCTTTAATGTCATAGGTCTTTTCTGAATAAGCCCTTAAAGCGTACTCAGCTATCTGTTGAGGGTTCATTTATAGCAAACAGCGCAGCCAGATAATAAGAAGAAAACCACTATAGAGATCATAACCACTGCTGTTATCCGATCTAATGTTTTCATTAGTAACCCCATAATCTAGGTGAGTAGTCGTCTAGGTGAACAAAGGTCTTAGCAACGCCTTGACCATAGAGGCCGCGATAATAAGCAGAGGCTAATAGTTTAGGTTGGTCTTTTTCAGGCATCGTTAGGGCAATGTCTACTGCTCTGCCTAGAACGTGTTTAGATGCTGCTGCACCACCTATCTTTTTGTTATGGGATGCACAGCGATAACCTGATGTGATGTGAAGGGGAAAGTTTAGCTCTCTGCGTAGCTTGACCAACTTAGACATAAATTGATCGTTCATAGGGGCTTTTTTACAGCATGGACATTGAAGCTCTAGTTCTGTGAAGTAATCCCATTGTTTATTCAAAACATTGAAACCATTGTGTGCCATAAGCTTGTTACGGCATCCATATCGCCCGTTGCTAACGCGCCAAGTATCGCTCCAAGTATGTAGAAGAAACGCATGAACTTTGATTTGATTTGAACATCGCTTTTAATTGAGTCTAGCTTTGCGTCAATGCTATCCATACGATCATCTATGGCTTGTTGCTTACCCTTTAGCTCGCCAATCTTTTGATATACTTCTTTCATATTATTTCCAAAAAACTGTTGGGATAGTTACTGCGTCTATGGCATGTTTGGCTTGGTCTGGGAGGCTCACGAAACTGTAGCACCTGCTGGAACGATGCCTGCTGCAACAAGAGCGTCATAAGTGCCTTTTTTCATATCTGCCCGAAGCGAAGGGTTAGCCGTAAGCATAGAGATAATTTCAGGAATGGTTAGCTCACGAACGGCAATCTTAGTTACTTCTGTGCCTTTCGTTGCGATATAACTTACAGCAAACTTTTCAGATTTAAGAAAATCACCATTAGAGTTTTTTACTAACGTGTCGCCCACTTCAATGTTTCCGCTTGCAGGAATAGGTGTGCCGTCCTCTTTGGTTGGGATCATAGGGTCGCCGTTTTCATCGCGAGTGATTTCGCTTTCAGTATAGTAATGAAAAACACTAACAGGACTGACCGCTAAAATAGTATCGGCCTCAATATCCGCTACTTGCTCGACTACAAATGATGTTGAGTTATTCGCTGGCATTGTCTTGCTCCTTTTTCTCTAAAGACTTCGCTAGTGTTTGTAAAGCTGTCACGCAGGCCATAAAAGCGGGTATTTCTACTGCTTGTAATTGGGTTCTTTCTAAAAATTTCAGAGTGTTTTGTATTTGTTCTGTTTTCATTAATTCGCTATCCTTAAAACTTTGTAACCAGTGCCGCCAGAATCGGCTGCCCCTACCTTCACCCTTTCAAGTGTTGCGTTGTCAACGTCATATATCATTAGTGCTGTATTCCCAGATGTGGCTGTTGCGTCAAGCTGAAATCTTTGTACTGAGGAAATATAGAGGCGAAATTGATTCAAGGTTCTTTGGTAGACAAAATAATCTGTTGAGTCATAGACTATATTTGGATTCAATCCATTCATGTACATGCTAAAATTGGAATCATTGCCAAACTTCACGCCACCAGAGATAGTTTCAACTGCGGGTGTATCGTTATAGTAGTTAGCCACTTTCGGGGTGCTTCCTCCTGCTACAACGCATGTTTTATTTACCCCAGACGAGTTATCGGCCTTTATTGTTATTAAGCCTGAAGAAGCGTCATTAACAATTGACAAGTCTCCCGAAGATAATGTGATTGAAGGGCTTGCCTTGTCTAAAATCATGTCGCCGCTAACAGTGGTATTGCCATCAATAATCGCGTTACCGTCTACCCGCAGATTATCTGCGCCATCATCTGTTAATGAGCTACCTATACAAACACCGCCACTACCGCCACCAATACTCATAGCTGTAGTGTTGAATCCACCGTAGGCAGGCTTAAACTCGTAGCGTCCTCTAGTTGCACCTGCTGTATCGAGTGTTGCGGTTAAAGTAATTGCGCCATAAGGGTCTGTTGCACCAAGGCTGTCTTTACCGTATTGATAGTGATCCCAAACAATCTCGCCATTACCGTGCGTGTCTGCTCGATAGGTCTTAAACGAAGGATTGCTTGTGGCGTGTGACAAACTAAGCAAATCACCTGCTGTTAGAGTACCAGCAAAATTCGTGTCACCTGCTACACCACCTGAAAGAGTAGTTGTGCCTGTAAAATCATTATTTGCGCTTGGTTTTGCAACCACACCGTCTGGTATTGCGTCATTAGTCGTTAGTGCTGATAGCTCTACAGAAGCCAAAGAACCTGATAGAACGCCAGAGTCTAACGTAACTGTGATTGTGGTATTAGGAGAAGAATAAGAAGATGAAGCGATAGTACCGTATAACGTAGTGGCATCAACACACTTAATTCTGCGGTTTACTTCATAGTCTGTCGTTACGTCTGTTGCAATGGTAAATGAGGTGGTTGACACAAATACAGGTGTGTGACCTCTATCGAACCACTCTGCTTGCTCCCATTGGGTACGGATTGCAGCCATAGTTTCGCGCATTGAATCATTCACGCCGCTAGGAGGCATACCTTCTGGGAAACCATCTGGCGAGGCTGAATTGTTAGACGCTGCGGTTTTTGACCAATTGCTTATACTGGACATTACGTGCCTCTTGGGTTATATATTGATAAGGAGGAATTTGTTATGGATTACTTAATTGCTGTTTTGTTGGTTGTGCTGTGTGTCATTTGTTACAAGGTGTTTTTGTTATTAAGATCAATCAGTGAATCAGTCGATTTTGCTGTATATAAGAACCCTACGGGATAGTTAGCTTTTCTGGGGTTACGTCCACGCCCTCTAGCAAAGAATCTACCAATAGCGGAACTCCTTTAGGGGATAGCTGCACCCCTTTTCTAGCGCCCGACATAGCCCTAACAACGCCTTTACTCATTAACGCCCTTGCCATAATGCTATTAACACTTAACTGGTGAACACCTGCTATAAATGTAGAAGGGTGCTTTAAGTTTGTGATTGCTTGTGCCGCTTGTAGCGATACGCCTGCATCTTTCTGAGCGCCAAAAATTAACTTAGAGTATGCTTCAAGCCCTTTTAGCTTGATCTTGTCTTGCTTGTTAAGTATTGATTCCCATACCCCCGCTTTTTCGTACTCCCTAATAGCCTGTGATAATGCTTTATGGTTAACGCTAGGAAGCCCGTTATCTGAGTAGGACATAGAGCGTTCAATAATATCCTCAAATATGCCACCTCTTAATAGATCGTGGCCTTTGCTGCCCTGACCGCCGTACTGTGACAATAGTTTTTGATAATCTGCTTTTGATGAAACATTATTTAATAAGATCTGTTTAACCGTGTCTTTTGCTGCTATCTGTAGCTTACCTATCTGACCAAGATTGGATGCGGCTAGGGTATCCAGATCATCTGCTAGTTGGATGAATTTCTTTTGCTGACTCTTGGGTACAACAAAAGCAAATCCTTCTGGGTCGCCCTTTAACCAACCTTCAATAGCCTTTCTAGCCCCGCCTTCCGATGTGATTATTTTTTGCTGTACTGCTGCGCGAAATGCAGGAAGTCTTTTTGCAGAGTATTTCTGCATGGTTGTCATAACCTCGTCAGTTAAGCCGCCTGCTACGCCAAACTGGTTAGCGAGTGTCGCTGGGTTATCAGACTGTATGATTCCGCGAATAGTTGGCTGATCCATTACATCAAATCTTGCTCTCGCCTTAGCTGTTGCTGCGGTAATTGACCTAACGTATTGCGGTGCGTTATTGACCGGACTTTTTAGAGTGTCCGATAGGATGCCGTATAGTTTTTTGGCTTGACCGCGATTAAAGTTAGCGTCCCAAGGGTTATTCTCAATAATATTACCCACGCGGGTTTTTAATTGCTTAACAGCCTCATAGTTAGTTTGAGTTTTCGCAAGACCATCTATTTCGTCTATGATTCCAGCTAGTTGTCCGTTAGGGGTGTCGGCTACATTTAGGCTCTTTTGTGTAACCTGTGGCAACCCGCTTTCTGTCGCAGAAACAACTTGCTTGCCCTCGCCCATAACAGCTGTTCTTATCTGTTTTGTTTTCTCTTGTGCTGCTGACAGGTTGAATATTGGCTTTTCAATAGATGCGGCTTGATCTGCTACGTTGTATGAATTGGTGACCTCTGTGCGACTCTTATTCACAAAGTCTTGCGATATTCCTTTGTGGATCGCGCTGCCGCCCTGTCTTTGGGTGCTAAATGGGTTTGAGTGTAGTAATTTAGTTCTAGCTGCTGTGTAGGCTTTCTTCGCTATATCATGCACTTTAATTGCTGTAGTGGATGCCGATGATTTAGGAGCAAGATCGTCTAGCGCATTAACCGCGCCCACTTGTTGCTGTATCAGTCTTTCTTGCCCTGCTTTCGATGTTGATAGGGCTTGTGCGCCAATTCTTGCTGAGATCATATCTTGTGGGCGGTACTGATGCCCCATTAAAGGAGGGAGCTTTGCGCCCTCTCTTTGTAGCTTCTCAAAATCATCCAGCATTGCTGACATTTCTGGCGTAACAGACATAGCGCCTTTCTTACTTACCTTGTTAAACAAACCTATGCCTGCTGGAACGAGCGCGCCAAAACCTGTCCCTACTGCGGTGCTTTTTGTTCTGCTTCCTCCCTCTGGTATGAACTGAGTTCCACCTATTGCTGCGCCAGTAAGCATAGGCAAGCCCCATCTACCTAATCCCGTAACAGGGACTTTATTAGGTATCGCCATATAAGGAACGGCATTGCCTAGTACGCGGTTATAAGTTGAGCCTACTTTATCGCCGTACACTTCTTCAAATTTATCCCTGCCTTGCTGTGTTTTGCGGGTGTAGTCTAGGGCAGTACCTTTTTTCTCAAGGCCGACTAATTCTTTTCCTTCTAGGTAGGTCTGTTTCAACCCCTCGCCAACATCAAGCAACCCCCTGTTAAGTGATTTCTGTCCCGTATGAAGCTGTCTTGTTTGCTCAAGCTCTGAATTAAACTGCCGTTGTTCAGGGGTCGCCTTTTGTCTATTGAATTTTGAATCGAACCCATAAGGATCTGTAAGGCTTCCTTCTTCTCGAAGCGTTGGGACAGAGCCATCTTCAAACGGATCTGCAAGCACCGTGCCGCCTTTGCGTTTCTTAATGGTTGGCACTTCGTCCTCAAAAGGATCTGCTAATACATTACCTGCCATAATGAGCTTTCCATGTGGCTATAATATCCTCTTGTGATGCGTCAGGATTTTTCTGTAGAAGTTTCTCAGAGAACTCATTAAAGAACACAGGATCGCCTGATGCTTTATGCTTTCCGACCATAGGAATGTCCTTTATATGTTTAGTCCACGCTCTTTCCGCGCCATCAAAAGTTCCTTTGTCTGCCCTGAACGCTTGCATGAAGTCTGCTTTTTCTACTTGTCGCTGGTCTGCCGCCATTGAGGCTCGTATTAAGAATATGTTGGATTCTTTAGTGCTACCAAGAGAAGCAGATGATTTTTCGATAACCATTCTATCCCCTTCCGAGAGAACGCCCTTCTGGGCTTTCATCTTTGTAAGGATAGCGTTACTAAACAATCCGCTTAATTCTTCTGCGTTAGACACGTTAATAATTGCATTTGTGTTAATCCCTACGTCCTCTAGGTATTTAACTAATGCGAGTTTTGCTGGCTCAAATGCGCCAGTGTCGCCAGATTGTAGTTTGTCTAGGGCGAGTCTGGAGTTGTATAATTGCTGACGAGCAACCGTAGCGTCCTCCTTAACCTTGCCGTAATTTTCTACCAAGAATTTACCGTACTCCTTATCTTCATTCTTCTCTTGATTCCCGACATTAACTGTATTGCCGCTCTTTTGAAGAAGTTTGTGCATTTCTTGTTCGTACTCAGGTGTGCCAGCTTTAAAGCCTGCCGCTTGTAGATTTAGCTGCTTGCTGGTTAGCTTAGGCGGTGGCGGTGGAACTGACACGACTTTATTGCCTCGTCCATCAAATCTGGTATTACCTAATGTGAACCCTGCTGGCTCTTTAGGCTGGTTCATCAAAGCGATACCTGCTGCTGGGCTGTCTTGCATCATCATTAAGCCGAGTTTGGTTTTTTCATCTGCATCAAATCGACCGTCAGACAGGAATCCAGAGCCTTGTTGCAGGAGTTCTGGGGCTGCTGGTGTTCCATCTTGTTCGGGTGCGCCTACTGATGGCGCGTATTGAGATTCAGATCCAATAGCTTGAGATATTTGTGCTTGACGCTTTCTCTTTGTTTCTCGATCTCGTTTACGATCTTCTATTTCATCAAGACGCATCTGTAGAACGGTATCGCGGTACTTTTTATCTTCTGCGTATTTTCGTTGCTGTTGCAGAAAACCGAACCCGTTAGCGAGTCCTGCGCCTACATCTTTACCCTGTGCGCCTGCTTGCAAAAGACCGAGACTAATTTGTGTTAAGGGGCGATCTAGAAATCCACTCATGAGAACAGCCCTCCAAGCAAGCCGCCAGTCCCGCCACTAAAGACAGACGCGCCTAAACCAAGAATCCCCAAGCCAGTAGACAGAGGGTTGCTCTCTGTGGAAGTTTGGGTAGTTGTTTCTTGACCCAGACCACCACCAATAAGGCTAGAGTAGTCTTGTAGTTGTTGTAGCTCTTGACCGTATTCGTCTGCGAAGTCAAAACGATCTCTAAGCTCGTCAATTTGTTGGTTGGCAAGAGATTGTCTAGCGTCACCAACTGCGGCAAGCTGACTAATATCGTAGTAGTCTTGATTAGCTAAGTTAGGCGCTGCTTGTGTTGCTCGTAGTTGATTTTGGCGCTCGTTGCGGTAGTTGTCGCCATAGAATTGGCCTGCCGCTTGTCCTGTTTGCTTGGCAATCTCTGAGGCGTGTAAACCAGATCCATAACGGCCTGCTTGAGAGAATGAAGAATCAACATTGTTGCCAATTTGTTCCCGCACTCTTGAAAACTCTTGATCCAGATAAGGGTTAGAGCCTAAGTAGTTGCCTGATATGGTGTCGGATAGTTGCTGTTGAGCCTGACCAACTAAAGGAGATCCGTTTAATGCGCGATTAGTCTGTGCCGTTAAAGCATAGGCTTGTTCTGGCGCAAAGTTGGCAAAAGTTTGTTCTGGGTAATATTCTCGGTAATCGCCGTTATATAGGTTTTGAGCGTTTTCAAATATTTCGCGGTAATAAGGCTGTTGCTCCGACCAAGGCTCAGATGATTGTGTTTGTGACTCACCGCCACCACCTCCACCCTTCCATTTAAGTCGCGTATCTTCTGCTTTATGTGCAGGTAAGCCTTGCGTGTCAGAATTGAAAAATCTCATTGATCTACCTCTATGTCAAAAAATGCCATATCTTTTTTTGGTTTGAATTTCTTTATCCAGCCTTTTCTTCCGTAAATCCTTACGGTTTCACAACCTTTTGCGTCTGCTAGTTTTTTTAGATCTTCCATCACATCTAGCCAGTCTACTTTCCCGTCTTTACCGCCGCCGAAGCTAGCAACAAGAACTTTTCTCATTGGGTAAATTGATATTTCTGTTATTACAAACCCATCTACGTTGCCAATAAGCCATAACTGCATACGTGTCTGCTTACAGAAATACTTAATGTGATCTGTGGAGTAGTCTTTTTCTTCTTTTAAAACGCCTCGCATTAAAGACAGGACGCTATGCCATACTTTGTCTATGTCTGAGGATTGAACGCCTCTAAGACTAGAAAGAGCCAAATGGATTTCCGTTAGAAGGTGTCTTGCCGTTTCCGTACAGTGGATTTGCGTATGCGTTTTGGAAATTGAATCCGTAATACTGATTAGGATTAACGTCTTTGTTTAAGATGTTTGAAATACCTTGATACAAAGGAGACTCAAACGGGTTAGTGCCTATTTGTTGTGCAGAAGGGCTGACTAAACCTGTGTCTGGGTTCTCTCCTGTATTGATAAAGCCTGCGGGTAAAGGCGCTTCAAAAGGGTTTTCCGGTTCTGATATTGGGGCTTGTGGGGCTTGTGGGGCGGCTTGTCCTGTATAGTAATATTTTTCATCTGGGTTGTTTAACCCGTGACTTATGAAGTCGCTTAAAACAGTTTCTTTGCCTCGCAGTTCTTCTCTAGCTGAATAAGCATCCCACCGCTCCCTAGCTAATGCCTCTGCCCTGTCTCGGTTTATTTGCCCATTGCCGCCCCCATGACTGAACGCATCATAATTGTTATCAAGAAAAAAACTTTGTCCTCGACTATCTGTAAAAAGAGCTTCGTTGTTATTCATCCTGCCACCATGTAGTTAAATGTGCGGTCTGTTGTAGCCGCGTTAGCGTGAGTAATTGTGAATTGTTCGTCGCCTGCAACAATGTAAGGTGTTTCTGCTGCGGCATTAGAGGTTGTTGCTGTTAAGAATATGGATGAATCAGGGGATACAATCATATTACTAACAACGGTTGTCGTTACGTTTTCTGTTAATGTGACTTCGCCCGTGTTGTTTGTCTTGCCGTCCATAATGGAGTTAATAACGCCTGCAAGTTGGCGAAGGTGTAAAGCTAAAGATTGGGCGTGTACGGGGGCTTTATCGAAGGTAGACTTACTCACCGTTTGCCCTGTGGAACGATAGTTGGCTCAACACCTTGAGCATGATTAAATCCACCCGTTATATTGACTCTCGCTCTGTGGTATCTTGAGCTAGATCGTATATTAGCTTCACCTATTGAATTTAGTGCCGTGTCTGCACTCCAAGTAACTGAGTCGGCTTGATTCTCTCTTGCGCCTAGTTGAACGGTAGCCGTACCGTCTGTGATAGGTCTTAGTGAGGTGATAACTGCTCTTGCGTTATCTACTGGTTGAGCTTCTGTTGTTTCTAGTGTTGCGTCTAAAGCTGAACCTGTGAAATCACATAGCTTGTTGTCTGCGTTAAAGCACCCTAGTACGGATGATGTGCCAGTCCATGCGCGTGAGTCTAATGAATGGTTTAGATCATCTAGTGATGTGCTTACGTTATCGAGTGAATCTAATGTGTAGCCTTGTGGCGAATAGTTAAATAAGTATTCAGTGTCTATTTCTGCTGTTGACCATTTACCAGTAGTCCAGTTGTAAATCATTAATTTATTAGGTCTACCGTCTGTGTTACCTGCGCCTGCGTAAGACCAATATACCAATGTCTGTGTTGTGTCTACTGCTGCTGATACTCTGTCGTAATATGTTTCATCTAAATCAGCAAAGAAAGTATCATCCACTTTATTTGTGCCGATAGGGGTTGACCTAACGCCATTCTCCATCTTGTAAAAACCATCAATACCTAAATAAAAGATGGTGTCACCAAAACGTGTTACTGAATTAGGTGCTGGTGTTCCTCTGTTTGGCTCTACTTCGTCAAACTGAAATACGGCTGGCGATCCAATATAGGTCATTCGCCAAATAGCCCGCTCTTGAAAGACTACCCCATACTCCCCACCGACTATTTTTTGAACCCATCCACCATTACCTTGTAGGTCTTGGTAATCAGATTGAGTGGCGGCAGATACAGCCCATGTTTCAGAGTTGTTAATACCCGACCACCTTACGCGATTTGGTACATTTCCATCTGTTGCGTCATAGGTGTTGCCAACTACAACAAAGTCTCGTATTACGTTAATGTGTCGTGCTTTTGGGGGTGTGCCGCCTAAGTCCGCGAAAGTGGTATCACCTACTGTGATAACCTGTATATCATCACTAAAGTTAGTAGCGATAACAGTATTCCCCCACTTGGCAAACTCCCAGAGTTCATCTGTGCTTGTGGTGTACCCGCCCGACTTTGAGTAGTCGTTGAAATCCATTATTTCAAGGCCGTATAATTTTGTTGCATCACCCACATAAGCCTGACTGTTACCTATAGTGTCTCTTAAAGAAATGCCGCCCCTTGCTCTTGCGTCAATAGCGCCAGAGAGAGGGTTTAATCCCTTCATCTGCCCGTAACTGGAGATAAGCGGAACAACATTCTTTGCTACGGTTGCGCCCTGATTTTGAAAGTCAGGAAGGTCGGGTAGGTATTCACCGAAAGGTAAGATCATGGGTTATTAACGTCCGTTCTTACTTGCAGGGTTGCGCCAGAGTGTTCTCCATCACTGTCTTGATTGTTTAGGTCGTTAACAACCTGTTCAGCATAGCTTTTCCATAATGCGATACGAGGATCGTTCATAATGAAAGTCTCTGCGGGAAAACAACAAGCCGCTAAATACAAATCAGGATGATTCGTCAAAAGCCAGTTCGTTGTGTTCGAGTCGTCTAGCGCATTAAAGGCTTTGTAATATAGAATCTTGCCTGTGTAGGTTGTGTCTGGAGAAGGCGCGAAAAGAATATTGTTACCTTCAATGGTAAATATCTTTGGTTTACCTGTTTCAGATCCAGCATACACGTTATGAAACTGCTCAGGTGTCATGTAATCTAGTTTTGATTTCGTGCTACCGTCTATATAAATCCTACGCGCCCTAATTAGACCTGTAGGCTCTGCTATCGATCCTGAGTCAATCGTTAGGTCTGAGGTAGTCTGCATTGCTCGAAGTCGTAGCTTACGGTTAAGCCATGCCTCACCAAAATCAATGAAGGTATCGACATAAGAGGTTAGATCAGATCGAGCTAACCAATCACCGATTTCAGTTTTAAGTGATGTGTAATCAGTTGCCATTACCTATCTTCCCTTCAAAGACCCTGAAATTTGCGTAGTCAGGGTTATTCATAATTCGGTGTATGTGTTCGTTGTTGTTTAGAAATTCATGGTAAGAAACACCGTTTACCTTGCAGTATTCTTTCCACACAACGGCGGGAATAGTGCCGACGAAATACCCCAGAGAGGTATTCCCCCGACCATCCCATTGCTGTTTAACTTGCTTGATATTGTCTACAACGGGTTCTAAATCTTCTTCATGTCTTACATAAAGCCGATCTTCGGATTCGTCATAGTGATATTTTTCTGTCACAGTACGATTTCTACCGCGCCTGCTTTCTGTAACTTCTTAGCTACTTCCATTGGCACTTCTGCCGTTTCTGCTGGAAGTCGTTTAGCCCCATTGCGAGGATCTACCCTTGCTGGTTCTACGCGCTTAGTCATTCCTTTGGCGTGTTTTCCTTTGCCTTCATTTTTTAGACGCTTGTTTAATGAATCAAGTTCTGATTTTGTTAGATCAATAGCAAAGGCTTTCAATGCTTTGACCGTTACCATTTCAGTCTTTGTGACTTTTGGTGTCGAGGTTGTAGCCATTTTATTCTCCGTTTAAAAGTGGGGAGAGCCGAAGCCCTCCCCTATTAGTTAGCCGTTAGTGTCTGATACGAGTGCAAGTGCGCCTTCGTTACAAACTTCTAATGTGCCTTCCCAAGTGATTTCCTTGCGAGTTGAGTCACCAGTGACCGCAAGATTCTTCGAGGTAATACCGCGAAGTTCTGCAAATTTCACAAAGTCGTGATCAATAGCTAGGACGTTATCCCCTACGATATGGCGAGAAGGACAAACTTTCAGTGTGTGGAAATCACCCACATACACGTCAATGCCTGTATTCAACTTGCTTTCATCAGTAGTTACATAACGAGTTGCTCCTCCTGCTGTGAAGTCACCTACAACTGTTTTATTAGTTGGAGAGACATACAAAGTATTTGGATTACCACCAGTTGAGTAAGTAGTAGTAAGAACTGTATCCAGAATAGCGGCTGTTAAGTCGCGGTTTGCACCAGTTGTCATTACGTCACTACCATCACCTGTAGAAACTGCACCTGTAGAGCCTAGCGACACATTACTTGTCATGTAAGTGTAGATAGAACCCATTTCACGGGCTGTAGTATCGTTGCCTGCAACTTTAGCGTTACCGATTGCTGCGCCACCGATCATAGAGGCTTCAAGATCTCGCTTGATTTCCTTCATGCGGCGAGCCATTTGATAAGCCATTTCTGACTTGCGGCCTGCTTTGTCAACTGACTCTTGTGTACCGGTAACAACTGCGTGTTTCTTTAAGATCTGACAGTTGTTACCAAGACGAGTAGTTGCCGCTGGTGCTGCTGGTGTAGCATCGTCGCCTTCAATATGAGCGTTAGTTGCGCTAACGGCTGTTAGTGCGTCTGTTTGCCACTCATGGTTAGTTGCTTTAGCCTTACCTTTGCCGATAGCAGAGAGGAAAGGGGTGTCTTCTGGTGATACATCAAAAATCATATCACTCAGATCTTCGCGATTACCTACCGCGTCATAACTTGAATAAGTACCTGTTGGTTGTGCCATTTTTAATTACTCCATCGTTCCATAAGAAGTGCGGCGGCATCATTGGCCTTACCGCTACTTCTTAATCGGTTTCTCAATGCATCATCCTTTGAGGTATCGCCTTTAGGTGTTGCTCTCCCTGCTTTTTGATATTTCGGTGTCTTGATTACCTTTTTCTTAACCACAGGGGCTTGCTTCTGCATTTCGTCGTAAAGACGAGCTTTATCTGCGAGCCTGATAGTTCGGTGATCAATGACGTTGCCGATCTCTTGCTGGGAGTAGCCTTCGTTAATCAGGTATTGGGAGATTGCACGATTACCTTCTTGCATCTTTTCTGGATCGCTCCACTCTGGGAAATCACGGATCAAAGATTGATACTCTTGTGCTTTAACAGCTTCAAACCGCTGTTGTTGCTCATAAGTTGATTGCTGAGAAAGAACTTCCCTCTCTGCTTTCATCTGATTGAATATCTCTATCTTCTGCCGACGATCTTCCATAGCGGCTGCGTACTCCGCTGGATCAGATTCGCGTAGGTGTTCAATGCTTTCGCCTTCTATTGATTGACGTAAGACATGACCTAATTGGTCGATAGCTTGGATATGCTGTTCTCGTACAGCCTGAATAGCTTGTCGCTCTGCTAGAACTTCATCGCGTTGCTCTGCTACTTCTGCTGTTTTTCTTGAGTAATCCGCTTCACGCTGGTAGCCATTAACCGCTTCACTTAGGGTGACTTCGTTTTCTTCTCCATTAACCTTTACTTTTACCTTTAGCTGACTCATAGAATCAGGGTCTAGTTCAAAGTGTTCGGCTAACTCGGAAAGAGTTGAAAGCTCCAGTTCTTCGGTTTCAGGTTCTTGATCTTCGGTTACTTCCTCAGTTTCAGCTTCCGCTTCTTCTGATTCTTCTTCTGTAGATTGCTCTACGGGTTCTTCTTTTGGTTCTTCGATTGATTCTTCTGTGGGGGTTTCTGTTTCCAGACTATCCTCCATCCGTTCTTCAATTAAATTTGCTGCATCTTCTGTTGATAGTTCTGTGCCTGCTACGTGTTCAGTTCCCATTTCTGGGGTCGCTGTATCGTCCATAGTTGTGCCCTTAAAGGAATATGCTGCCTCGCGGCATGGTTAAAAATTACTTACTGCTAGTTTTATTTTCTCTTGCTTCTCTTTTTCTTCATTAATCGCTGATTCCATTGTTCCGTTCTCAGCAACTATACGAAAATACCTATGCACCTCTTTTAGTGCGTTCATTTGTTGCCATGCTTTTTCTCGGCCTTTTGAGTCGTGCGAGTCCGAGTTTTCAAACATGTTTAAAAGGTTTATTCTAATGTGATCAAAGGCTTCGTTAAAAATGTCGTCGTCCAACATTTCCTTAGCACGATTACCCCTTGCTACATTGTCCATTCGCTATCTCCAATGCTTTTAGTTTTTCTCTTGATTGAATCTCTGCTTGAGCAATACGCTCTTTAGAGGCTATTTGTTCTTTTTCAATCATCATCTTCGCTTGTAGTTTGTTTTCTTCTGCCTTAGCCTTCATTTGCGCCTCTTTGTCCTGCTGTTGAATCAACATCATTTCAGGAGAAGGTGGAGGCTTAGGAGGGTCAACTTCTTTGGGGTTGGCGAAGAAACTTTCAGGTGTCTTGAAGTCTGTGGTGTCTACGACTTTGCCGAGTGCTGAGTAAATCTTTTCATCTGGCACTAAATGGCTCTTACCTATTTGTAGGAGTTTTTCTTGCAAGGTCATTAGCATCATGGCTTGCTGTGTTTGTTTTTCTTTGTCGCCTGTGCCAAGACCTACGTTAATAGTCATGTTGGTGCGGTGCTTCCATTCTGTAGGAGAGACTTCTACCCATTTGCCGCGTAACTTAATGGCTTTCTTTTTGGTGTTATGAGTTAGCTCAAGTTTGTGTATGTCTAGGAATAGCCCTTTAACGCCTGTTTCTGCGAAGTTACGAGCTACTAGCTTGATTCTTTCCTGTGAAGCACCCATTATCTGATTAATGCCAGATGCGGTCTTATTCAAAGAGTTGGCGTCAAGACCTTGATTGTATTTCGTGATACCTGTGCGATTTTCAAGCATTGAATCTAATTGACTGATCATGCCAAACGCGCTACCTGTAAATGGCTGTACAGGCAAAGGGGTCGCCATATTAGGCTGTTTCATACGAACAATACCCGCAGGACGAGAGTTTAGAAGGTCGTCTAAATTAACCTGCCCCTCTACTACTGCTGTACGGACATTGTTTTGATGGTACATATTGTCAAGTAGCTGACGGATAACAACAGACTTAACGCGCTGCGATTCCATTGATTGATCGGCTAAAGATATGCCTGTGAATCTATGAGGCATAATCGTAGGGGTGATCGCTCTAAATGGGATTTCGTCAATAGATTCGTTATCTAAAATAACATTAGCGTTGCCGCCTACTGTGATCTTACGAAGCTCTGCAATTCCATCACCGTCATAATCCATTCGTATGTAACACTCTGTTACCCAGACTTCACGCATAGATTCATCAGAGGTGTTTGATCTGTGGGGGTATTCTTCTGTGTCGTCAAATCGCGCTAAGTGTTCTTCGTTAAATGAATGATCTTCCTCACCCAACTGACTAACAAGGTCTTTATCAAAACCATCTTCAATCAAGTCTGATACGAACCTGCGGCGACGATGCCCTACAAACGGGGCTGATTTAACGTCAATCGAATTATGCCGACGAGAGATTAAAAATTCTTCTGGTGGCACGTTCTCAATGACTGTACCTGCGGTAGTTCGTTTAATGGCTACGTCAAATACTTCTGTTTCAACCATCTCACCCTGTACGTCTACTTCTTCAATACGTGGGCTGTGTTCAATAACCTCTACACCATCTTCCTCTGCCAGCATAATAAGCTGAGACTCAGAAAGACCTTCGTAATCTTCACGTTTTACTTCTTTGGTTTCATCCCAATACGTTTTAACAATGCCGTTCTTTTGTAAGAGAGCATCTTTAAACCAGTTGTACAGGATTAAAAAGCCATTATTCTCTTTGTAGAAAACATAATTAATTGTGTCTGTTTCTTGTTTAGCGGCTTCTTCATCTTCCATACCTTCTGGGGTGAACTCAGCGGCCTTGTCGGATGATGTAAATATCTTTAACAAGGAAGGTAGCATCCACTCAATAGCGTTAGCTACATCATGTGACACATACGCAGAGCGTCCCTCTACTTCGTCGCCAAAGGGTTCGCCATAGTAATATTCTAGGGCTGTTTTACGTTGTTCAGATAGATCGCCCCCACTATATCCAAGGGAGTTTGTTATCTCCTGATTCAAGATTGATTTTACTTCTGTCTCGTTCATACGATTCCCATAGGTGGATATTCAATCTTTCCTGAATAATTTGTTTGGTAAGTGGGTGCAGAGGCAAAACGCAACATCATTACTGCGTATCGAACTGCTGAGATAAAGTCGTCGTCTTTAGGTACTATCTTTCCGTCTTTGCGGTGATACATACGAAATTCCTCCCAGAACATCTCTAGGTGGGGAGCAACTTTAAATCGCCCTGTTTCCATGCGATCTAAAATATCTGCTACCGAGGCTTCAACTGAATTACCCCTATCGCCTTCGTATTTGGCGTGTTCAAAAACCATATTCAAACCGTTGTCTGAATATAAATCTCGAATCTTCTTACCGTCATTTCTTCCCCGTGCCGCCATGTTGCCATCGTGAGGCCATGCAACAGGGGTGAATTGAGCTAACGCCTTAATACCCGCTGCGTGAACCGCTAACGAGGTAGATTTTTCTTTATAGCCTGAGTAAAGGTGGACTACGTCTGCATCTCGATCCCATGCAATCATACAAGCGGCTGTTGGGTGATCTCCCCAACCAAAGTCCATCCCGCATATACGAGGCCAATGGTTAGGCATTTCCGTTACTCGGTCAGTAATCGAATCTTCCGTTATAGGAAAGACCCTGCCCTCACCCAGCATAGGAATACCCTTAGCACGGGCTTCACGCTCATGCTCTGGGTAAGAATTAATAATGGCTTGCTTGATTTCGTCGGTGTAGTGCTCAACATCGTCAATCGTCATTGAGATAATTTCACGCTCTGGATCTGTTTCATTCCAGTAACGTGATACAACCGAACTCATGCCCTTCAAAGGGGTGAATGTAACAATGACTCGCCCAAACCCATCGTTAAACGATTTGTTAGTACGGGTTATACCTTCCGAGTAAACATCAGCAGGCGGTTCTTCATCAAACCAAAGGCCGTTAATTGTTTCGCCCTGCCACTTCTCCCGACCCTTACCATAGGATTTAAAGTAAAGGTGCGACATACCACCAGAGACATGCTTGATAGCAATGTGATCGACTAAATCAGCAACGCCCCTAGCCATTGATTTTTTACCCAAACAATCTTTAGGGATTGCGCCTGTGCCTAATTCCCCTATCTCACCTAAAAGAAGTCGTTGCGGGTTATCACGGGTTGATTCACCCGATTCACCAGCTACCCACCACTTGTTAGGTTTATTGATTCGAGCGCCTTCCCACCAATCAGGATAAATACCCGTTAGGTGCATAGCGACCTCATAAGCACCAGCCCATGTCTTGCCTAATTGGTTGCCTGCCATAAACAGACGTTCACGTTTAGATGAATGGTGGAATTGTTTTTGCTTTTCGTAAGGCGTGTAGAAATTTAGTTTGAAGTTCTCTACCAACTCATTGAGTTCTTCAAGTTCAGCTAGGTTCAACGGTTCAATAATTGAAGTAGTTGAGAAAACATAGGGTTCATCTTTCGAGAAGGCGACATAGGACGCTGCTGTGAGTGCGGATTGAAATTAGGCGTCTGTACCTGTGGATTAAAAATAGGCGGTTGCAATTCAGCAGTTGAGCGAATAGGAGGTAATCCTTGCATAGCGCGTTTTATATTAATCTGGCGCAGCTTCAAGTCCTGTCCGGCTTGCCCTGACATACCGCCAAGATAATCTAATGGGTTCATAGTGACTCCAAGAATCAATAACTTACAAAGAGGGGTTTATTGGGTATATCTGCACTGGCAGATGTTAACTAAGCACTTGATAAATAAGATAAAAGTAAATTGGGCTTTTCCCAGAACCCGAAAATTTGAGAACCATAAATCAATGACTTAGAGATTAAGTGATGAATTAGGGCGATTTTGGGGAGGAAAAAATAATATGTAGGGATGGGTGTATATAGCTGTCTGCCCGCGTATGGAACCAAAGTGGCATGGTACGGGGGTCGATTCTGACATGAAAACCGTTTCCAATCCCTATCTAAATCAATAACTTATCACATACAAGGGTATCAATCCCCTGAGCTACTCAATAGAATCAATGGCTTATGTGATATGTACCCGTATTATTACTTAACCAATGCTAGTTTAGCGGTTAGTTCCTTGGCTCTTTCTGCCTGTTCCTTGGGGGTGCGAGAGTCCATAACCTCTTGTTTTTCAACGTGTTTATAGCCTGCTCTATCGCTCCAAGCTAGTGCTGCTGCGAGCTTCACTGATGCAGGGGCACTGTCGTCTAGTGCTATCCCTTTAATAACATCGAACATAGTAGAAGCTTGACTATCTATATACTTGGTCTGTTCTAGTCTTAAAGCCTTTAGTACATGGTCTAATTGTAGTAGCTCATGTCCTCTCTGGTATGCCGAGTTCTTACTGTATCCTGCTTCAATTGCTGCTTTGCTGGCGTTGCCGCCATTCCGGACATACTCTATGACAAATGCCTGTTGGCTCACTGTAAGCCCCGTCTTAGGATCTTTGTGAGTTGCTGGCATTGTTTGGCCTCGTTATGTGATCGTTATATGGAATGTTCTTGCTTGCTCGTTCTTGGTCTGTCTTGGCTTTGGGTGTCTTATTGAATGCTCTGTTCCAATTGTCTTCCATTGTCTTGCTGTCTATCTGTTGTGGTCTACGTCCTGAACCTTTGCCGCTCAACTTGCTGAGCCTTCGTCGCCTATGATTGTTTCGGTGCTGATAATGACCTCTTTCTCATTCATAAGTATTACCTATAAGTTTGGTTTATGTTGGGTATTAATATATTCATTGGTGATTATCTTGTATTATCGGATAACTTCCATTAAGCTGTATTTAACAAATGAGGAGTAAATGATTATGCAAACATTTGAATACTTTATAAACTTAGACGAGCGCGGATCATTCTATGCTGATGTGCGCGATAACTCAGGGAATACAGTCTTTGAAATAAAGGCAGGTAATGAGCTAGGCGAGGATGAAACTAGCATCTTTGAAGATGGATACATGAACCATCCGGAAGATCTTTGCAACCTTGCCGACTATCTGCGCAACTTAAACATCATGTCTGCTGATGATGATCTTGCATTTGGCTAACCACTAACACCCCGTAAGGGACAAAGGATTTGAAATGCAATACCCGATAGGAACACAATTTATTAAGCAAGGCCGTAAACATGCCAAGGTTGAAACTGTCGTGGATATGCTCACCACTAAAAATCTAGCTGGCGAAGTGGTTAAGGTGCGTTATGTCTCTGAGCATGATCTTATGGGTCAACCAGTAAAAGATTATGATGTTTGCGCTGTTACTATTGCTAGGGGTTTAGTTCAATGAGTCCTAAACAACTATGTATAGCCGATACCAAGTCTAAGCCTATTCCCTTTAAGGAACTGGCTAAACTGGCAAGGGCTGATGATCGCAACCTGTCAGACTATTGCCGATTAGTTCTTATTAACCATGTAAAGGAGCAAAAGAAATGCAAATAGCACCAGAAAAAGCTGATTTCGATCTAATTATATCGAACGCCAACAATGGCAGACTACAGAGAGCGGCTAATATGCTGAATACGCTTACTATGACTGAATTGCATGAGCTTTTTATGCACATGCAAGAGCTTAACTATACTATTGACGATGTAACACAATTGACGCAGGAATTGATAGATAAGTAAATAATCGCCCTCCCTACCTGCTGTAACAGGTAAAGAGAGCTAAACAATCAATTAACTATTAGGAGTTAATATCATGTCTACAAATACTTTAACACAACCGAGCCAGCTTGTTAAAAGCCAAGTAAAAACAATAGATAAGCTAATCAGAGGCGGCAAAGGTCGCATTATTGTAAAGATCCGTTATGACGACGAGTGCGGCAACGGCCATAACTCTTTCGCTATTACTGGATCGCTTTACGATCACCCTACTAATACAAGTGACCGCCATACTGAAACATGCGGGTGTATTCACGATAGTATCATTAAATACTGCCCTGAGCTTGAACCGCTCATTAAGTGGCATTTCACGTCTAGTGACGAACCAATGTACTATGTTGAAAATACTATGTATCACGCTAGAGACACTGACTATAACGGGCTTAAAAAGGGTGAGCACTCAGCTTATATTGTTAAGGTTGTATGTGATGCTGACAAAAGTGATCTTGGTCTAGTCGTTTACACTAGCGGATCTGTTTACACCAACAAGCAAAACAACTCTAATCTTGATAAGTCCAACGCTAAAGAATTAGATCTTGTGTCTATAGCTATGAAGGCTATTAAGCCAGAACTTAACCCTCGAACTATTAAAGAGCCTTGTGGCTGGTCTATTAGCAAGGGTAAAGAGATCGACCTTGAGGCGGCTAGATCTTGCGCTGTATGGCCTGATGCTACTCTAGAACAATTACAGGATAAAGATGCTTTAGTTGCTCGCTTACCTGCCCTAATGGCTGACTTTAAGAGTGATATGGAATCACTCGGGTTTACATACTAATGTATAACTTAACTATAAGAACTATCGGGAATAAACTCTACTATTTTGCTAATATTCCCCTGAACCGCGCCCGTGAGTTGGTCGCTGATATGGGAACTCAGGTAGATAGTGCTACGTTCTGTAAGTTTAATGAGCCATTACTTAGAATAAAGGGGTAGATTATGAAAACTTACTACACTCAAGATAATATTGGCTTGGCTAAATATACCGTTAGTCACCATGATGGCGAATCAACTCACAAGGATGGTAGCCCGTTTTACGGTGTAGCTCTATTTACGAATAAGAAGAAGGTATCCGCGTTTATTGCTTCGTTATTGACTAAAGGCTATAGCCATGAGTAAATATATCGACCCGTCTTTATGGCCTGTATTTCTCTATGTGATTGTTGCCATTGTTTTGACTGAGCTACTAGGATAGATATACTGCCAAGGATGGCAATTTTTACCCCTTCCCGATCAATTCCTCCCCCTGTAAGCCGTTTAAATCGACTATCTAGCCTTGATTAATGCTAATGGGTGACTATTACTATAATCGCTTAAAAGAGGTCTGCTGCGGTAAAAGTGAGATAGGACAATCTGACCCGACTCCCGCCCTATCTCGTGGGTGGGATTAAATGGTGTTTAGGCGTAGTGTTCACTATTCTTGGGGCTGATAACCGTGACCCGTATCTCTGCAAAGCATAGGGAGGTGCTACTATGTGTTGATTGTAGTCTTATCTATGTTGGAGAGACCGAGGACTGTATATCCACCGACTTTATCGTAAGCCCAAACGCTCTGCTCTTGCTTCATCCATAGGCCAAGAAACCGAAAACTTGCATATAAGGTGGTTTGTCGAGCATGACTCGTTTAGCGCATACTCTGGATCGGGTCAGAATCCCAGTTTTACTACTATTGTTCCCGCCAGCCGTAATCAGGCCGCATATTCTTAATGGTGGGGAGTACCGAGGAATTATTATAATTATCAAGTGCTTAGGGGCTTGCTTGCTTGAATAGCAGGCAGGGGAGTTGACCCCGTACCTAAAAACCCCGCACTAAGGCAGGGCTGGGGGCGATTTCTCGCTAAATTGTATGCTTACTAATATTATCTCAATTTGCGGCCTCTGTGTCAATACTTTTTATGGCTTATATAAGTATTATTTATGCTGCAACATCGTCAAGATAAGAAAAGAACCACTCTTTAGCCTTCTGGGATATGGGCTTACCCAGCATCTTTTTGTCAAAACCTGACGCCTCTATGATGTCGGCTTCTTCTTCGTAAACGTCATTGAACACCCATCTCAGAAAGTCGCCCGTGCTTTTCTCTGATATGGGCTTAGCTTCTTGGTGCAATATTTCAATGCCTTGTTCGAGCCGTTGCGGGGTTACGGTGTTATTAATAAACTCGTCAATGGATTTAACTAGCTCTAAATCCACAGGCGCGAGCGTTTTGACTTTTGATGCAGAGTGCTTTTCACCCTTAACCTTAAACCAGTAATTAGATGATTCGTAACCCTTTGTGACGCACTTCCATACTATACCTTCACCCACTCCAGACACATCAAAGAATTTAGCTACAGGACACTCTCTCTCTACTTCTTCTGTTAATTCTCCCAGCTTATTTTGAGATAATGCAGGAGAAGAAAAGTCTATGGTGATGCCTTTTGTTTGGAATTGTAGCGCATTAAATATACGGTGCTTGGTCAAGAAAAGATCGTGTCCATCTTCTGTGAAGTTATACCAAGTCCTATAATCTTCTTCTCCTAGTCTAATGCCAAATATCACAAACATTTTTTCTAATTCCGACAGGGCAACACCATTTTGAATATTGCCGCCGCACCACTCCCCGAATATCGCTATAGGATAATTATGATCTTGCGAGTTTTTCAGCTTTACTTCTGCGAACAGGGATTGCAGTCTTTTATACCCGACATTATTCGCCATGTATTCTGCAAATCCGTGGTTGTCGTCGTCTGGTGTTATGACTCTTTTTCTAGACTGAAACCATATATTCCCGTCCTCGTCTTGGCATATAGCCGCATTTGTGCCATGCAGTTTTATAGTGCCTTCATATTCCAATACAGGCAAAGGGCTGTCTGTCATTCGCACATGCTTAATTGTGTTTCTGAATTGTCCGATCTTTGGGAATGGTATAAATTCAATCATCGTTTAATCTCCTTGATAAGTGTCTATCTAGCTCATTACCCCAGTCAGCTAATTGGCTCAAAGCTGCTGAGTATTCCCAACTCCAGCCGTTAGCCCATTTATAGCGGGTATATTCTTGATCGGTTGCTTCTGCTATTAATTGCCCTCGTTCCGATCCTGTCATTCTGTAATTGCCATCAACACAACCCGCAGCCGTACAGGGGATCGTCAACATGCCGTTATCGTCTACTTCTTTGGCTTCGTCTGGATGGTTAATAGTTCGATATACAAAACCCCTTCCACCGCACTCTAAGCATGGGCTGTCGCCTATTTCCTCATGTATGGCTATTTGGCAAATAATCTCTAATGTTTCTTTGCTTACATCATCGACAACTGCCCTCATTAAATCGGCAAGCAATAGCTTTCTTGAGTCCTCGTCACCGTGCATGGCATAGGCCAAGTTATAAGCCCCTTCGCTTATTCCCGATAAGGCTTGTGCGATCTGTTCGGGCTTAAGTCCACCGAAACCACCGACACCCATTAGGTTTGAAATTTTGGCATTCATTGCTGTTATTATGATCTCAGAGTTCACCTGTATTTCTCCATTTCTAAACATTCAGGACAATACCAATCAACTTTTCTGCCATTGGCTAATCTCTGCCAGCCTATTTTATAAGCGTTGTCTTTATGGTCTTGTTGAGGACAGGCGCAACATTGAATGTATCCCTCTGGAGTGCCTAAGCCGTATAAGTGCTGTCTATTTTTGTATTTCATCGAGTTCCGCTATCTTGTTTTTATATTCTTGTTCCATTTCTGCGTAATCTTCTCTGGTGATCTTTAGGGGTTGGTATTTCATCTGCTTTAGCATGTCTATGTGATTACCCCCGTAGCGATTTATCATGTACGGGTAATAAAATTCCTTGTTCCCTTCGTCGAACGAGTTACACCTACGACATTGAGCGTGTATGTTGGTGTCAATGAAATAGACAGAGTTTCCGTTCCCCTTGGCAATAAAGTGTCCTGCATCAAATTCCCGCCAGAAACCAAACTTCCCACAGGTAACGCATTTAGTGTTTCCGTCTTTGTCAGCATCCTTCCTCCTGTTGTACTCGCTGCATAACTTCCACACTCGTTTTTTCCAAGTAGAGAGCTTTCTGTTCTTATTTTTTGACATAGTGGCCTTTTTTTCTATGTATAAAATCGAACATTGGGGGGTAGTGGCGGTAAGCCTTAAACTCTCTATTATTTAGATAAACAATAGATCCAACGCCTTTGTCTGCACCCTCCCTTAACTTCCCTGAAAGGGTTGCAACATCTGATAAGCTGTACCCTCTCCACCAATCTTTAATTTTCTCCAGCATCCTTACCCCCTTCAATAATTTTTAGTGTTGGTTTTGCTTGATCTTCTGCAAGTCTCATTAACATATCTGCTGAGTTCTTGAAGTGTTTAGAGGCTTGATCTAATTTTGCCTGTGCCTCTCTTGTTAGCCTTAGACCGTATTGCTTTTGAGTTAAAGCAAGTCTTTCTACTATGGCGGCCTGTTCTTTGGTTAATCTCATAGCATTTGTTTTTCATTGCTTGGAAAAGGAATTGACACCCCAAAGTTTTCAGCCATGTGTCGATCTAATACCTTGTGAACCTCGCTCACTTCTTTTGTGTCAAGTTTTGCGGTTGATTCTTTGTCAAACATAGCTTG